GCCTCTTTCTGCTCCAGCTTGGCCGTAATATCAGCCATCGATTTATTCAAAGCTTCAACTGTTTTTTGCAGTTCGGTGGGCTCATCCTTATCCGCAGACTTTTCACCTTTCAGAATGGCAAGAGCATCTTCGGCCTCTTTAATCTTCTTTGCCAGTTCTACCTGCTCGGGTTTGTCCTCAACCTTTTTCTCGACAGGCTGGGCATATCCCTGAGAGGCATGAACCGATACCAGGCCAATCGCCTTGGCAAGTTCCACAGGATACTCTTCTTTGAATTCATTGATAGTTGTCAAAGCTTTTTCAAGCTCCACGATAGTCGCTTCGTTAAGTTCGGACTTCTCAAACTTAACTTCTTTGTCGCCAAACAAACTCTTAATTAATTTTGCAATTCTGGGATCCATTACATTGTCTCCTTTTGTGAGGTAGAAAGTTTCAGTTCGTGAAAAACCATCGACAGATTCGACAAGTTTGGAATAAGAACAATTTACAGAAGCTTCATTATCTGAACCATCCCAGATACTAAAACTAAAACTTTGTAAATTGTCTATCGTATCTCCATTTACTATTATCGAAGTGCCTCCTTTCGAACCATCGCTTTCTATCTCTATATTAACATTGGTTTTCATTACCGAGAGAGAACCGTCACCGGGCTTCCCTTCTCGTTTGAACATTAGGAAGGGTCTTAAATTTGCCGGACTGTCAACCAGCGACACTTCCTTGAGGTGAATGTCTTTCATTTTTCTACTTTTTAACATTAGCAAAACCCTTTAACCTGTTCTTGCGTAACCTGCCATTGAATACCCAGTCAACTTCCCTTTCTTGATTGCCTTCCAGATTTTCTTATCAAGTATCCTGGTGACTAATACCCACGAACCTTTCTTGACTGACTGTCCTTCAATCTTAAAGTCTACGGGGGCTAAATAGTTCTCCAGTATCCTTACCTTGACATTCGAACCTTTATGCATCACTTTGAAAGTTTGTACTTCTTCCATAAACTGGTATGCTGCTTTACGGATTTCCTCGGCATCTGCTTCGTCACCTTGAGAATCTTCTTCATCCGGCTCATACACAATACCGTAGACAATGTGCTCGTCCTTATCAGCTTCCTTCAGGACGGGGATAATCGGGACAATTCGCTCAAACTTCTTTTCACCAAGTTTCAAGGAATTGTCCTTTTGCATTTCTACTTTTTCTATTTTGCTCACCGGACGTAAAACTTCTTCGAATAACGGAATACAACTGCCATTAAAATCTGTCGTATAGATAAACACGCAAGACCTGTCAAGCTGCTCACTAATCATATCAGTGACAGATTTCTCCAAAGTCTTATTGGGCTCATCTACATCAGAAAATATAATAACTTCCATTTCATCAAGACTATCATTAAAGTCCTGTTTCACAAATACAGCATTCTTATTAATAACAATCGGAGTAAATCGGGCAATATCCAATCCCGCCTTCTTTACCTCTATTGCTCTCTTGAATGCTTGCTTATCTATGCCCTCCGTACTGTGCTCTAAATCTCGTTCACGCATTACCTTCAGCAACATTCTATATTTAGTGATTAGGTCATTGCGATTAAGACTACCGACTACAACTTCTTCGTTCTTCTGGAAATGCTTATTCCATAATCCCATAAATCGTAATCTAAGCACGTGCAATTCTCTATCGCTGGCTTTTACCAATTGCTCCCGTGTTAAATCTTCAATACGTAGTTTTTGTTTATTGAACATTATTTACCACCTAATCTGTGTATTTGTTTTTTAGTCCTTTTTCTCGAAGTAGGATTCATATCCCTTCTTAGAGATTCCTGTAATACTTCAACATGATTAGATTTGGAATCAGCTACATCGCTTGCAGTTTCTGCTGTCTTACCTGCAAGTACAGGTAATGGGGCACAACGACAATTTGGGTGTACAGGGATTATAATATCAGCTTCTTGTACAGAGTATATATCACCATTCTTAATTTCACATATCTCACAGGCACCCGGAGATGCTGAAAATTCAACTTGCTCAACTCCTACTTCCTGCAAGCCCTGAACGTAACCAATATTCTGGGCTCTTGCTGTTTCTGTCCTTGCTATTGTAGCAGCACGGCGTCGGTGAGTCTTATCAGCATACCGCTGAACTTTCCTATTGATATCCGTCTGAGTTAGCTTCGGAAACTTGCCCTTGTCCTCCAAGAGCTTTCTGTAATTCATTATAGATTCAGTTTGGTTCTTTGTGAGGCCAATTAAAGGACGAAGTTCCCGAGCTATCTTCGGCATTGACTTACCGTCTTTAATGCCGGAAGAAATATAAGACCGAATTCCAGCTTTAGTACCCTCATTTACTTCCCTGACTAACTTTGCTGTGAATTTATCCGCTGCCTGAACTGCTTTAACATTCAGAACACTAAAAGTACCCGATACCCTGAACATCCTGAACGCTTTATCCCCTCCCGATTGAATAATCTTTATGGATGCCGGTTTAATAATGTCCTTACCTTCCTCCTCAATATACTCCCAATCCGTTAATTCAGATGTAACGGATTTTGCATACTTAGTCCCCAAGTCACGGCGAATCTGTTTATTGATAAAGTAAAACCAACTACGCAGAGCGATTAGCATTATTCTTTCGTTCCTAACCGCCAGCCTCGATAAATCGCTTTGTATTGTTCTAACTTTTATCATCTTTGGTTTTCTTTTCTTCTGTGCTCGTCAACTTCATGCTCGTGGCTTCTTACTCTCATTTCACGATCATCTTCGTCAATATCCTTTACAGATTCGCATAGCTTCATTCTTAAATCAGAAGCTCTTATAAGCTGACTACCAATCTGTATTAAAAACATTCTATTCTTCCTCACGTTCTTCAGGCTCGCCAACCTCGACAAGATTTGAAGCCACATAAAATCTATCACCTTCGGGATATTCTTCTTTAGCCAGCAATTCTATCCTGGCTTCATTCGGAGTTTCTATTGCAGAGCCTACAAGCTTAACATGCTGGTCTACTTCAGCACTGTAATTACGCAAATCGATATCATTAAATTTGAATTTATAAATCTCAGATTGTAATAGCTTATTGTTTATGATTTCTTCCATATCCTGCTGCAAAGGCTCGACAACACTCTGCACATATACCTTCATCGCTTCCTCAGCAACATTGCCTCCGAGCTTGCCTGTTATACGAACACCTATTCGTTCAGGTGGCATCGAGTACGCCATCATGATATTATTGCGGCGTTCCTGTTCGTATAATCTGAATCCAGCTTCTTTCGGCTGGTCTCCTGTCAGCGGTTCATAATTAAATGCAACCTTTTCTCCTTCAGGCAAAGTCATCACTAACGTTTTATGAGCATTCGTAGTTCCTTTAATCTCGTTTTCTATGAAATGCTTTATCTTGGTTTCCGCTCCTTCTGACCACTCCCCTTCAAGAGTGACTATTGCGGAAGGGATGCCATAATTCTGGAAGAACGCTAAATTATAATCACGCTGGCTGATTGCTCCTATGACATCACCGATAGCAGGCAGTACATCGGGAGCACCATAATAATCGGACAGCGGGTAATAGTTTTTATGATATATCAATTCATTAGCTTTATCACCTGACCCTTCCCCTTCAAAAGACCCTTCCTTCCCGGTCTTTGAATCAATATCCTGTTCATAACCGAACTTCTTAAACCATACTTTCTTCGCATCCCTTACCTGGCAATATTTGTCTTTGCTCTGATGCACTTTTATAGTATGGGCAGGAACGTGATACACCTCTGCTATACCCTCACCTGTTTTATCCCTGATGACTTCCATACTAAAGCAGCCTATTATGCCGTAGTCGATAAGTAATTCCGTTAGTATATTACGGAAAGCTTTATCAGGATTAGGATGGTCTAAAAAAGTATTTATTCTCTCAAGTTCTGGCTTGTTATCTGCTTTATCTTCCCTCAATTGTAATGTCCAACCAAGCCCGGCCACGTCAATAGCAATCTGCCTGACACAGCGGGCATATACAGGATTAGATTCAGATAATACTAAAAACGCAGTAGGAGGATATGGTGGATTGATTAAACCATTCTCTGCCATCCACTTCTGAGTTTCTTTTAATTGCTTGCTGGCGTTCCTCTTTGATTCACTTTGCACTTTAAGAAATACATCGTGACTATAAATCCCTTTACTCGTTATTACAAATGCATCACCTTTTTTCTTTTCTTTAGCCATTAAACAATTGCCTTTATTAAATCTAATCCTGTAAAAGCCTAACTCTTTTTCATTGCCCCTGGCGGGGTATAACACTACTCGGTCTTAGCTTGGCGGACCCCTTCATCCGGCGGGGATTGGTCAATCATCGCATCAACTACCGCACCTGTAGCGGTATCAGCAAGAACATTAGCATTGTCTCTGTGATCGAGTGTTTGCTTTGCTGCAAGGTTGGCATTCTCAGACATATTAGCAAGAGTCTGGACTATAATCGTGTGCAGGTCTGATCTTTCACCCCTACACACTCGGATAGTCTCAAGACTCTCTTGCTGCATTTCATCATACGTTCGTTTCAGATTAGTCTTCCACGCCTCATCCACTCTTACATCTCTGTCTACTTCTTTGTTTGTTCCTTCACCAGCCATAATACTTTCCCTTTCAAAATGTGTTAATATTGATTAGTTATTACAAATACATTATATTTTCTCAAAAAGTAAAACCAGTCGTAGTACCACAAGATGTAGTTGCATAATTTATATCCATATGAAACCACACCCTCACAGGCACAGGTTGCTGTCTACGTGGCACTCTTCTTTTCAATTTCGTTTTGCCTGTAAGCAATTCATAAGCAGCAACTAATTCTTTGAATTCTTTTTCACTCCCACCTTTATCCGGATGCAGTAATTTAGCTTTATTGCGATAAGCCTGTTTAATGTCACTTAACGTAATCCTTTTACTCGCATCCAAACCTAAAACAGCAAACGCTTGAAATACTTCCATCATGCCGCCACCCTTCCTTTCCTTCTCGGTCTCAATACTGTGTATAGAATATAACGCAACGCATCCAACGTATGGTCGTTCTTAGCTACAGGCACATTAGCGGGGTCTTTCGAAGAAGTCCCTTCAGGATAATGATACATAGCCATTTCTTTTGCAGTATGCTTACAATTATTGAATATGTATAAACTCGGCTTACCATTTAATTTGATTTTAAGCTTACTCTGCACAAGTTCGATACCACGGCTGAGCGAACCTGGATTCTTTCTCGCACCTTTTGCAGGAATACCCCCTCGTTTCAAATCAATGTGTATCTTCTCAGGATCTTCAGTATCGGCATAAGTCGCTATATAATCTTCATGAACACTCCTCGCTTTAATATTTGCAATATGCTCCTGAATACCTGCCTGAGTTTTATAGTATTCTCGATATACATACCAGTTCTCATCCTTATCTTTAGCCACCCATAAACATGCAAAAGGATTATTATAACCAAAATCAATCCCACGATACCGTTCCCAATCATCTGGAATCTTAAATGGTTTTATAACATGAGTTTTACGGCTAAAGGTTTTATATACAGCACCATAAAAACTGGCGAATAGGCCTTCGATCCGAGGAGCCTGTACTTCTTCAGGCCATTCATTAATCATATCGTCTATCCTAATATCATCTATGAAACCTCCTTTGCTCGCACGGTTGTCATTCAGATTAAAATAAAATACTTCATCGGTATCCGGCAAATCCTCTATCCGCTCTTCCAAAAATGCCTGTGGTATAATAGGTGTCATACTCCAGCTAAGATACCCGTTACGCATCATCAGTCTTGCCTGTGTTTCATTAAAAATGCCCTGGAAGTCATGTAAACATTGCTCATCGTAATAAGCTGAATCTATCGACCTGCCTTGAAACAAACTCCTGCCTTGTTTGAATGCTTTGAATTCAATAACATGGCCCGTATCTAAATAAACTTTATTGGGTACTTTATTCTGCCCGTAAAGAATATGCACAATATGATGAGGTGGTATCATCTTCTGTAAATAATCTTCCCATAGTATATCTCGCACCATTTCCCATGTTTCAATTGCTGCCCAATGAATACCTTTATCAATTTTCCTGAATGGATGTATATCTAAAACAGTCATGGCCAAATCCATCATATTGTTATATGTCTTGCCCGACTTGTTACCCCCGAACATCCAACGAATAGAAGCCTGCGATTTGAAGAAAGCACGCTGATCGTCATTAAGCGGTCTGTGTATCGCTATGAGTCTGCCTGTATATTGAATTTGTTCTATACTAAGCATTATGATGATTTCGTATTTCGTCCTGAATTGCTTCTGCTACTTCTGGTGATACTATAGTTTCTAAACGACCTGACATTTCTATTGATCTTAAAGCAGGGAGGAAGCGGTCAATCAAATGTAACATCACTCTCGGATCTTCATCGTGAAAAGCTCTTCTACAATACTCAGCTAAAATAGTTTTCTTTTCTTTCTTCTCTACCTTTTGCAATTCATGAAACAAATCAGCAATGGAATATTTATTCGCAGTTCCTTTTGGACGGCCTGCCGGATTACCACTCTGCCCTTTCTTAAAACGATGTATAGGTTTTTGTTCTGATTTGTTCTTAACAGATGTTTTTATTTTACTAACGATATGCTTCTTTTTTGGATGACTCTTTTTGGAATTGGAATTGGAATTGCTTTTGATTTGTTTTTTATTCTTAATTTTTTTTACCATATAAGTCATTCCTTACGTTATATGGCTTTATATTATTAAACTAAGAATAGAGAGATGTAAAGGTTAATTGTTAAAAAAGTTATATCTTTAATTAATAAATCCTTTGATTACAAGGACTAAAAATTTTATGAATTATCTTTTATTTCTACAGCCTCTGTGAACTGGCTTTGGCATTCCAGCCTCTTTTGTAATTTAACAGCATCTTCTTCTGAATAAGCAGCGGGTGTGTTTATATCACTGATACGTTCTTTTATCCATAACGGCTTATTACCTTTGTAGCCTTGTAGAAGTAAACCTGTCTTTTTATTTCTTAAGTGGTATAGCATAATTTATATTCCTTCCCGTAATATGTTTAACACAACCTCAATCCAATTTCTATCTACCATGTCACAACATTTAAGTTGCGTTTCTAATATCCCTATTGCTTTCTGATTTGCATTATACCTCTTCGTTAGTAAATCTCTTTGCTGATTTATTATTTGTTGTTTTGTTTTAGCCATTATTTTATTCCTTTTACAACTCAATCACTTTCCATATTATTTTAATCCAAGAATTTTTCTACATCGTAGACAGGTAACGTCATTCTTATTTGTTGTCCCTTCCCATTTAGGCCACAGAAACTCACCACACGGAGTTTGCCATCCATATCGGTGAGTTTCTTCCAATTCTGTACCAAAACTCACATTATCGCATCGCCATCTTAATCTCCCCCATCGTATATAATGTCGTTTCATTCTCTTCTTCATAATTCAATCACTTTCCCTATTTGATACGCTTTTTCATGCGTCACCATCACATACTGAAATTTGAAATCCTTCGCAAGCCCTTCCAGCAACATCCTCACATTATCCCGAAACTCTTCACTAACGAATTTGAAAGGCTCGTCCAGCGACAGAAATCTACGCAATTTAGGCTTGCTCAAAACTATACAAGCCGTGCGTAAAGCAAAAGCAGCGACATCGACTACTCCCCCGCTATCGGCATTTAACGGATCTTCAACTTCATTGCCATTCTTAGTGAGAATTAAAGCAGCTTCTGTCCTGCCCCGCTTCCTATCGAATCTTATTTTGAAACCGTAAATATCATCACCTGCGAATACTGTTTCCAGACAGCGGCTGACTACACCTGCTATTCGCTTATGTGCCTGCTGCTGTATTTCCTGAGCTACCTGCTGGACTATCCGCTGAGCTTCTTCGGCATAGGTCAAATGATCCTCGGCTTCGGTAAGCTTCTGCCTTCCGTCTTTGCAAGCTCTATCAGCAACTTTCAAATCACTTAGCAAGCCGTTTACTCTTTCTCTGGTTTCAATCAGATTCATTTTCTTCCCAATCTTCTTCAAACTTTTTAACAGCACTATCAAACTCTTTCTGAGATGATGCCTCCTGCTTTTCCAATTGTTTAAGCTTTTTCTTAGCTTCAACCAAAGTACTACAACCAAAATCCCGCTTCAACTGCTTCATCACTTCTCCCAGAGCACCTTCAGCCTGGTCTGCTTTCTGTTGTAATAATTCTACTTTTTTCTTTAACTGCAAATATTTGTCAAGCTTTGTGGCCATTATCTATTTCTCCATCGCTTTCAAAATTTTATATTACATACATCCTGAATAATATTCATCCCATCTCTCTTGCCATCTTTCATCATTTATAGCTGCACAATTATCACAATAAAAAACCCAATTCATTGTATCATTCACATAGGCAGTATTTTGCCTTCGTTTTTTACCTTTATGAAAACATGGGCCTTCTGCCCCATGACAAAAGGGGGCTACTTTAATAATTCTTTTATGAAACTTACATTTAATTCTATACAAAACCGAATATATTGTTACAAACCATCGATTTTTCATTTCTCCATCGCTTTCAAAATAATCTGTTTTACTTCGGAAA